GCCGTTGCGCCAACGTCGCCAGGGTACGTGTTTAGGTTGGTACCAGTCTGCCCATACCTCTAACTGTGCTTTAGCTTCGCTTATGTTCATTGCTGCTGTCTCCCTATTAGTTAAGTTTTATAGACTTTTCGGTTTCTTAAATGTTGTTAGTGATAGTTATTATTAGGACGCCTGAATATCCGTCGTCGGTTTTCCAGGCGTCGGTTTTTCAGGCGTCGGTTGGATACTGTTAGGCACGTCTCGTACGTGTAGGTCGGTGACCATCTGGCCACGAGTGTTTCGATATGTTAAACGGATTAGGTAGCCCTGGGCTTCCAGTTCGTCTAGGGCTGTCCTAATGGCGTCTCTGCCCTCTGAGCCCTCACGGGCGAGCTGAGTACTACTACAGCGCCAATTATCAGGCCTGCTAAGGATAGAAATAAGTACGCCACGAGCACGATATGACAGCCGGCTATCTCTAATAATTGCATTACGTATCACGGTAAAACTTTCGGTAGGTCGTGGCGCTCTAATAATTGTCATCGTTTCAATATCCCTCTAATAGTTTCAAAATCTGTAGGCCGCCAAATATAGACCTCTTGCCCAGCCATTTTTAGCATTGACAATATGCGCCGCTGTTCAGCGCTCAGCTTCCCTGTATCGGTTTTAAGTTCGGCAAATATGAGGCGGCCAGGTCTCAATAGAACTAAATCAGGCCAGCCGGCACGGTTACGGCGGCTGTCGTTATCGTGCCATACCCACCAGCCGCAATACTCGGCCAGTTGCTCAACCTTGCCCATAAATTGCCGTTCTGTAATTTTGGGGTATAGCTCTAAATAGGGTTTACTCATCGTTCGTATTGGCTGTCTTTAAAATATGTACCAGGGTTAGCAGCTCTAAATATTTGGCGTATAAATCGTCATGGCGTCTCTTAAGTTTGTCGTACCGCTGCTGTAAATCGTTCAGCTGGTCGGCTGTAGTTCCCTTAGGCATTGAGCCCCCAAACGGTAGTTTTACGACCTGACGCCGTAGTAGTGCGCTCGCCTGTGTCTCTAAGTACGCCAATAGCGACCAGCTCGGCACGTCGAGACCTTGCGCCGCTATCAGATAATTTGGCGTCACGGCATGACGCCTGGCGAATTTTAAGCGCTTCTATTAGTTGCTCATCGGTAAGCCTGTGGTACATGAGAAACTCACTTAAAACGACTTGCTGGCCTCTCGTCACGTTTACTGTACGTGCGGCCTGGTGGCTGGTCTGTGGGTCTGTAGTACGGGCGTGTGCACCAAATAGGTCTAATTGTTCGCTCATAGTAAATCTTCTATAACGTCGGCCATACGGTTATAGAAATTGTGCCAGCCGTATTTATCTGGGCAATTATCTAAATCGGTAGAGCCTCGGCTATCACAAAATTCGCAATAGCCAGAATACGCCAAGCCTAAACCTGCGTCTGCTACTACCTCTAATAATGCTGCCGTATCACGGGCCCTGTGCAGCAAGCTATACGCCTCTTGTAATTGTTGGCGTAACGTAATATTTTCGCCCTGTAGCCGGCTTATTTTTGTTATTAGGTAATCGTTATGGTCGATAATGTTTTGATATCTGTCTGGTATGTCGCCTGGTGTCATTTGTGAAGCCCCTTAATTAGTTTGAGTAGTTGGTCTAAATCTTTTTCGTACTGTTCGCATGCCGGCGCTGGTCTACGTTCTGCTATGTCTACGTCTGGTAAACGTGGCCTGCGTTGTTTGGGTATTTGGCGTAGTACTGGCATGGGCGTATCGCTGTTTTTGGCTGTTTCTGTGGCCTGCGTTATTGCTTTATCGGCACGCTCAGCCCATGCGTCGAGTAAGTCGGCGGCGTCTCTAAGTAGGTCAGATAGGCCAAGCGCTCTATGTTTGCGCTCGTAATAGCTAGCGTTGACTCTAAGCCGGTCTAAAACGTTTTGCGTATATGCGTCCACGTTAAATATCTTGGCTGTGAAATAGTAGGTAGATACCAGATAGCACAAGAAATAGCGAGATCATAAGGCGGCCGCCAGTTGGTCTAGTTCTGCTAGGACTAGTGCCAGGTCGGCTGTCCTGAGTTTGGCTAGTTTGGCACCAGGGCCAGCGACAGACTCGATAAGTACCCTCGCCTCGTCGGGCGTGTAGCCAAGCTCAGCTATTTTACTTTTAATCGTATGCCGGTGCTTTTCGTCTAATGCGATACGGTTAGCCGACGCCTGGGCGGCCTGCATTTCTTCACGGGACGGCCTCAAATTCTTTTTAGACGCCGTAAATTTATAGTTAGCAAGCGCCCTACCGACAGCCGAGGTTTCGGTTACCTCGTAACAACTGGTGGCATTAATGCCCCTGTCGGCCCGTAATTCTTCGGCGTAGCCTGTAGCTGTCGCCTGGGCGTCGTCTCTGTGTTGATATACCGACGCCTTAAATACGACTCGCTTACCGTCGTCTGCCGTACATTCGGTAACTATACGGCCGTCTGGGCAAGATACCCAGAATAGGGCTACACGCTCAGCTACGGAAGCGTAATCGTCGTTATTAAATGCCATGTCTGCTGCTCTTTTCTGCTGCCTATATCCCTAATAGGCGGCTGTGAGAGACTTTACCTATCGGCGGTAAACATGTCAAGCATTACCGTAAACCAGCCGTTTTTAGTCGTTATCGTCTTTATCGTTTTTGTCGTCTTTTAGTAACGCTGTGACAACGTACAGAACGACCGACGCTACAGCCAGGTATACGCCTGTGCGCTGAGTGTCGCCTGAAAGTGTGATTAGTACTAGGCCAAGCCCTAAAGCCATAACGGCAGCCTCTGCAAATGTTTTAAACATGGTTACGCCTCGCTGGTATTAATCCTGGTAAAACGGTAGCTGCGCCTGCCACTATTGTACGCTTCACGGCCACACTAACGGCGCTACCTAACGGTACGTAGCTGTCAAATGTGCCGCTAAATACGTTTATTTCGTTTTCAAATTCTGTTTTAACGTTGTCGGGTGCGTCGGTCATAGCTTCACTAATAGCGGCCGCCTGGTCGTCTGTAAGCGTGCCCTCGTCAATAGACGCCACCAATTCGACTACCTCGGCGTCAGACAGAATTTCTAGAGCTGCTGGGCTAAATGTTTCTGCTATATCAGCCGGCGACAATTCAGAAACGGGCGGTAATGCGTCGGGTTCAGGTTCGCTGGCAGGGGCAATCGTTTCGGGGGCAATAGTAGTAGGCGTCGTCGTTTGGGGTATGGCCGCCGGCGTTGTTGTTGTGCTCGACGTGGTAGTAGTGCTGCTCGTCGTTGTTGTTGGTGGGGGTTGGGTCGTTGTGCTGGTTGAGGTAATGGTAGATGGCGGTAATGGTTCTGTGCCAGGCGTGGGTAATAGCGTTGTCGTAGGCGTACTGGTGGGGGTTATCGTCGTAGTGGTTAATTTTGGGGCCTCGCTGGTAGTAGTTGGTGGCACGGTCGTAGTCGTCGTCGTCGTCGTAGTGCTAGTAGTTGTCGTAGTCGTAGTAGTGCTAGTTGTCGTAGTCGGCTCTGTTGTCGTTGTCGTAGTGGTTGGTGGCGTAACTGGGGCAAACCAGCTAGACGGCACGGGTGCCCATTCGTTAGCGTCTATAGGGCTCTGCCATAAAGCAGCGCAAGCGCTGCCGCCGTTTTCGTAATACCATAAATCAAAATCGTAGGTACCTGGCTCTACCTGTACGTAATCCCATTGGCAGCCTGTGTCGTACCATTGGTCAAGCCAGTAGTAGCCGTTCATTAGAAGCGCTGCGCCGTCGTCATGCTGCACTACCAGCATGGTCATAACGGGCACAGTTAGCGTGCCTTGCCAGTTAACTACTACCTGGTCGTAATCACAGCCGGCGACAATATCGCCGCCCCAATCGTTATTAATGTCGTCGGCCGTGTATTCGGCGCATGGGATATTTCCAGGGCCAACTACGGGCCCCAGCTCAGGGTTAAACCTGTAGCTGGTGACCTGTAAATAACCTGTGTCGGCGTGTGCCGGCGTCGAGTATGACCAGATAGCCAGCATTAACGGCGCAAACCTAAAAAGGCTACGCATTATTTAAAAATGTTTTTAAACGCTGCGTGTACTAAATCTGGGTGATCAGCCATTATCGGCGAAATTTCTATATGAGCCCATTTACCGCCTTTTGAGCCTATGGTATTTTTGTCGTACACTTTCCAGCTGTCACGATCACAGCGGTAGCCGGCTCCCCAGCCCTTAGGGTTAGGCATGTAGGCGCTGCTGTAGTCGTGGATTTCTTCAATACCTAAAGCGTCTCTATGGTCAAAAAGAAAACCTATGAGCGTTTTAAGCTGTTCAGGGGTGCCGCCAAGATCTACAGCACGCCAGGTGGCGTGTACTGACTTTTTGGGTGGGGTTGAACCTTTCATATCTCGATTAGCAAAAATGCCGAGGTTTTTAACGCCATTAAGAAAACAACAATAATCTACAAATACTTTAGTACCCTCACGTTTGGCGCTATGTACGGCGTCTTTATTACCTGTATACGGTCGGCTATTCATTTTGTGGTTCTCCTGGTTCGTTATCTTTTTTACGCATTGCGCCACCAGCTGCTAGGCCGGCGAGAGTACCGCCCAAACTCAAAGTTAACGGGCTTAGTATTTGAAAAAATTGATCATCTACGGGCGACAGCTCGGCTGGCTGATATACGAAAATGAGGCTGTAGATAATTGCTAGAACGCTGACAGAAACGACGCCGGCGATAGTGACGATGACGACGGCTCTAATGCGTGCGTCAAGTTCGTCGGACGTGTAGCGGCGTTTACGGCGTGGCGCTGGTCGTGGTCGTGTTGGTTGGTTCATCGGCAGGGTTTCGGTATCGGTCGGTGCAGCCACACATAAAGCCTGCTGCAAACACGAGACATAGCACGAGTAGGCCGCCTAGTTTTCGTGTTACTTTGTGCGTTTTCTGTTTTTCCATACCCTGCTTAGAGTACCTTATTTAGCACTCAATATATGACCAGGGGCGCTGGCCGTTATTGTTTATACATGCGTCACGGTACAGCACCCAGGCGTACCGTAAATTGATCTCTGGTATAAATGCGTCGTATGGCCATGTGTAGCCAAGTGTGGCCATGCCGGCACGGTGCACCTGGTTAATTTGTGTTAAGCCTGCGTCTCTGCATGGTAGGCCGCTTGTGCTTTTGCTGCATGCGTCAGGGGTGCAGCGGCTCTCACGGTACATAATTCGGCTTAGGTCTTGCCAGTAGGTCGGCAATTCCCAGCCTGCCGCTAAAGCTGTTTCGTACCATTCTCCACAGCGGCCGTATAGGGCTCGTGCCTCGTCTATGTAGTCAAGAGGGTCAGAAACTAGGGGTACCTCTGTCGTGGTGGTCGTTGTGCTGGTCGTGGTGGCCTGAGGCGCAACGGTCATAGGGATAGAGACAACGGACGATACCGGCAGCAGCGGTACCGTCGTCTGTTGCGCCTCAGGTTGATTACATGCTAAAAGAAAAAACACGCTAATAATGGGTATGGCTCTACGCATAAGGTTTTACCTCGATCAAATTAAGCCCGTTTTAAGACTTTACCGACTCTGGCCGGTTTATGGGCTTCATAGTTAATTATCAGGTTGGCCCGATGTCCTCAACCATAATAAGGGCTAGACGGGTCGCTGTTCTTTCTAATGTTGGTGTACCTGTTAAACTAGATGTCGAACATGCACCCACGATAACTTTGCTTCCAGCCGTAGCGAAACTTTGAACTGTCATCGTGGTAACCTGATTAACTGTTTTTGCAGCCGATGGGGTTTGCAAGGTGCTAACAGCGTAAGCTGTCGCCGCTGCGTTTGTAAGTTTAATTGTGCAAATGGTATTACCAGCTGCTACCGATGGGGTTTGCACCTCTGGCTCAAGATAGGTAATTAAGTAAAGCCGGCCCGTTTCGGCTGTAAATGTTACTGTCATGCCTGTCGCTATCGTTGAGGTTAAAGATAAATTTTGTGCGGTGTCTGACGTTGCGTAAGCCATAATCCCACGAGGTAAACGGTTAGCCTGAGCTGCTGTATAGATAGCGCCGGACACAAATTGGACGTTTGGATTAGGCATTTTTTCTCCTTAAATTTCTGGGCCTACGCTCAGACGAGACGTATTTAGTACTCCGAAATCTACATCATCTAGCGTAAAATGGTTGTAAATTGTTAAAGGGTACATTTTGACCGTAAAACGGGTTTCTTCTGGCAACATGATCATAGACGTATGCTCAATTAGATAGAGGCCTGATGTAGCCGTACCGCCTGGCGGCTGCCAATAAACCTTATTAAAACAGCCGCCACCAAAAAAATTAATAAACATTCGATCTAAAGCTGATGACTCTTGAATAATATTACTAAAACCAATGGTTAATACCTCTGCGTCTTGATCAACAAACGCATTCGCATACCATTCGGCGCTACTGGCTACGGCTTCCGTTTGTATCGTTGTCGCCGTAAACGTTCGAATACCATAATTGGCTACGCTGTTTTGGTTGGTGCTTCCTGCTGTACCTGAAGCGCCGGTAATAGTTGCGTGATTAAAAAACAAGTTTTCAGACGAAAGCTCTGACCTATCAAATTGATCATACGCTATTTGGTAAGTACCGGTAGTTCGACCAAATGTTAAACGGGTTTCTGTAGTGCCTGACACATAAATAATTAAATTTTTAAATAAAGCCGGCGAATAATAAATAATTTCGGGGTTTAATCCTGTTTGAGGGTTCAAAAACATTACGCCTTTATCGCCTTGCAGAATTGTTTGCATACGCTGCAAAACGTTGCCATTAAATGCGCCAATTTGCATAGATAAAGTGGTTGTCGGATTAATTATTTCTAAAGTACCACTATTATTTGTAATGTATGCGGCTAATTCCTCTAGCTGATCGTATTCTTCAGCAAGAGTCACATCGATATAACCATAACCTGACAAGGCTAAACTGTCGTCTAATTTTATTGTAATTGTTGAGCCGACGCCGTTACCTGGCTGATCGTTAAAATCTCTGTTTGATATTTGCCCAACAAAAACGGTATTACCGCTTTGAGTCGGCGTACTTGCACGTATCCAAATTACATCGCCTAGTAATACTTTTTCTGATTGTAAAGCGTCATTATTTAATGTTATATACGCTGTAGCGCCTTGTAATGGTGCTATAGGCGACTCACGGCCAAAGCTCAGACGCATAGACTTTATGTAAGAGGTAATATCTAAATTACTTTGCGTATTGTTCAAAACTGAATACGTTAACTTTGCCATATTACATAGCCCTAGTATTTATCGGAACCGGCCCATTGTTACGGGCGTATCTCTGTAGAGCTGCTACTACGGCGTTAGGGTCGGCTGACGTGACAGTAATATTTATAGTAGTGCTGCCGCCGCTTACGCCAGTTAACGGCGTGACTCTAGCGCCTCGTGGCAAGTTTAAAATCTCTGGCCCGTTTTCACCAATTAAAGCCATACCAGAACTTGTAACCGTGCCGCCGGCGGCCATACCAGGTAAAAATGGCCCGTTAATTGCTGCAAACGCTTCTCTAACCGCCATTGGGTCTAAAGCTCTTAATAGCCCGTAAATTTGATCAAATTTACCCTGGTCGTACAAGATAGATATTCTGGTTTGCACCTCATCAGGTAATTCTAATTTTTGAACAATTTTATCTATTTCTGCCCAGCTTTGAGCTGCTGCTGTATTGAAATCTTTAACGTCTTGCTCTGAACCGCCAAAAGCTGCGGTAGCTTTAATTTTTAGGTTATCTAATGACGTGTCGAGGTTATCCCACATAACACGGTCTGAAAGCAAACCTTTAAGCGCTAACCATTCTGTAGAGTATCCCTCTACGGCTAAAGTCGCTTCGTTTATCATTTCGGCGCTTTGTCTAGAAGCTGCGCCTACGCCTGCCTGTTGTTTAATTGTTTCCTCTAAAATGCCGTTTAATTTTGCGTGTGTTTCAGATGTCCAGTTAGCGGCGTCATCTGTTTCTAACATTGCGGCTGCTGTAGCTGGGCTGGCCTGAGCTAAAACCGTAAACGCCTCGGTCAATTCGTCGGTACCCTCGGCTAATTCGCCTGCGCCTATTAATTGTTGCGCTCTCATTCTTAGCGCAAGAAATCCCCATTCTAATTCTTCTTGCTGTAGGCCTATTGTGCGCTGCAATTCATCGGCGTAATTTTTTTCTAGCCAAGTGTTATCAACGGTATTTCCTGATCGATACGCTTGAAACGCTGCAAACGCCGCCATTAAAGCCAGCAAGGGTAAAGCTGCCGCTTGAGCTGCGCCAGCAGATACGCCTAAAGCTGTTAAGGCTGTGGTAGCCGCTTTAACGACTCCAACCATCATTACAGCATTAACGATTACGGCTTGCTGTTCTGTAGAAAGGCTCCCGAAAGCGTCAAGAATTGGGGTAATAACGTCTAAAAGGCTAGTTAATACGGGTATTAACGCTACGCCTATTTCTTCCTGCATGTCAGCAAATGACGCCTGGGCTATTTTCATTTTGCCAGCTGTAGTTTCAGCTGCGGCCTGAGTAGCGCCGCCAAATGTTTGAATTAAATTCTTTTGAATTTGATCGAATGAAAGCGCTTTACCTTGTGCATCTGTTGTTTCTATACCCAACTTTTTTAACGCTGCTGTACTACCATCGTAGGCCTTACCTAACGCCAAGCTCACGGCCTCTAATGGTTTACCTGTAGCCGTTGAAACGTCGAGCGCAATATTTAATAATTCTTGGCTTTTAGTTTGATCTTCAGTAAATCTGGTAAGCGTGCTAAATGCTGGCCGTAATTCGTCGTCTAATACGCCAGTAGTTTTTTGTGTCTTAGAAATGTATTCTTCAATAGCTGCTATTTGTGCTGTAGTGGCTCCTGTAGAGGCTTTTACTTGGCGTGCTAGTTCAGTTTGGGCGGCGGCGTCGTCCATAGCGGCAGATACAGCCGCTTTACCGAAATTGATAACGGCAGCTGTACCTAAACCAGCTGCTACGCCTTTAGCTAAGTTTTTTATTTGGGCGTCAAATGAGCCGGCGGCCCGTTCAGCGTCTTTTAGTCCTGCTTTAAATTTGGCGGCGTCGGCTATGACGTTTACAGATATTGCAGCGGTTTTACTTGCCATATGCTTTACTCATTCCTGCTTCGATAATTTTATCCCAGTCCTGCTGGGTACGCCGTGTACCTGTTTTAGCGGCGGCTCTACTTGCTTTTGGTGCAGGGCTGCTAGCTGGTTTACAAAATCCGCTAGTTATTCGTTCTAAGTGTGCTAGGTATGTATCAAGTACTTCGCCGTGTCGTCGGTCTATTGCCTGGTATAGGAATGGTTGAGGCGTGATATTTCGACGTCCCCAGCCAAAATGGATAGGGCCAGCGTACGGTACAGACTTAACGCCTGCCCTGACCTTGCCGCCTGATTGAACCATAGCGGCTCTAATTGAGTCTCTGAGACGACCAGAGACGACGGGTACTATGCTTTTAGCCTCGTCGGCTACGATGGTAGCAGAAGCGTACCCAGCAGCTTTAAAATCTTCTGTAGCGTTGTCGCTTAATGTTTTAAATGCTCGGCGTAACTGGTTAAGGCCATCTATCGTTACTGTCGTTTGCTGTACGGCCATGCTCTGCCCTTTGGTTTAGTATGTCTACCATTTCCTCAAATATCAGCATAGGCGTAGCGAGCAACTCATTAGGCGCTATTCCTGTGAGTATTGCTACTTGTGCTATTAGTTTGTGGTGCCAGCCAGGCTGGCTGCTTTTCCCACTATGTTTACAGCTTCGATAGACGGCAGCCATTCGTTAAACGGTTTAACAACGATACCGGCATTACGGCATGCAGCCCAGCCCATAAATGCCAACGGTTTAAACGTTGGTTTGCTAGCCCAGTCTGTCCATAGTAAATTAGGGTGCTGATCTTCCCAGGCGCACATTACAGAAATCGTGATAGGTACCTTATGTACGGGCCCATCTACGGTTACTACCTCTAGCTCATTACCGACCATGCTACGTATCCCTCTTTTTATGTTTAATTATGTTTAATTTTTAGGCGGTGGTTTTAACAATGTCGCCGCCAGAGAGCGTAATTTGAGTCATTGGAATTTCTCCAATTTTGCCGCTACCAATAGGTGTATGGCTTTCCACGTAAGCATTAGAATACGTATAAGTCGGGTTCGTGGCGCTGGTGGCAGCTGTAGTCGGTTTAACGACGACGGTAGTAGTGGTACCGACTAACGGGTAGATAGTTGCCTCAGTTTTGGTAGCTGCAAAATCAACATAAAAATTAATTACCATTGCGTCGGCTGCCAAACCTGAAGCGTACCGGCGTGACGTCATGCCCATACTGGTAATTTCTACACGCTCGGCAGCGTGTGTAATTTGCACACTTTCCACCAGGCTCGATAAGTCGACAGAGTTAATAGTGACGCTAGCGTTTTTAATAATTTCTACAGCCATTTTGGTTATTCCTTATCTGTTTTTTTGGTTGGTTCTGCTTTAATATGGCCGCCGATAACCAGCGCCTCAATGTTAAGGCCTGCTAAATCGTCGTCGTTTACCGTAGTACCTTGTGGTGCTACAAAATTGTCGCTCAATACTTTGTATGTGTTCATTATCCGATTACCTCTATCTGGTATCTGTAACATAGCATTTCTGCGCCGCTAACTGTAATAGTAGTAGGTGAAGCGCTTAATACTCGGCATGTCTGCACGCTGCCGCCTAATGTTTGATCAGCCTCGACAGCGGTTTTAATTGAGCTGCTACCTGTGCCGGCTAAATAGCCGTCTAGTTTGTCTTGGGCGGCTCGTTCGCTCATACGGCCGACGATAACCATAATTTCAATATCGCCGTGATCTAAATGCCTCTGCATGCTCATATCAAAATCAATACTAAGCAGGCCGACTACGGCAGCTGGTGGGGCGATACCGTCGGGCACTATGTCGTATGTGCGTAAACCTGTAATAGTTGCTAACGCCGTTTTAAGGCCGTCTCGTACGGCGCTGGGCGTCATGCTCACGCTATGACCTCACGGCGGTACGCTCTGGTCATGGCTGCAATATCACGGCCTAACGGGCTCATACGAATAGCGCCCAGCTCACTAATGCCAAGATTACCGCCTACAGAGTCTTTACGTTTATACATGTCAGCGGTAAGGATTAGGCACGCCTGGCTAATATCCTCTGGCACGGTAGGAAATCCCCATTTTGCCGTAAGTTGTACGGACGGTCTTAGGTTGGGTAGTAACCAGGGCAGCAACTGGCCGCCCACTAATGTAATTTGCGTATACGGTTTACCTATTGCAATAGCGTTAAACGGCTCTACTACATAATCGGTATTAAAAGTTAGTGTCGTTTCGTAGGTGCCGTCGCCGCCTGTGTCAAGCGCCAGTATTAAACCTGTAGTGCTGCCGAAATCGTCTACGGTCAAAATGTACGGGTTAGTGCCTCGATATAGTCGGGCGCTAGCTGAAGCGTCTAAATAGAAACGGCGGCCGGCGATATTGTCAATAGATCGGCTGGCGGCTTCTACCATGTTTTCTAGCATTGTGTCGTCAATGCTGTCGGAAATGGTTAAATATGCTTTAGCTTCGGCCAGGGTGGCGTAGCCGTTAGTTATGGCCATTACTTGCCCTTAGTTTTACGGCGTGCTGGTTTCACAATTTCTGTTACGTCGGCCGCTATTTTGTTTACGGCTGGTGCGGCTTTAATGGCTACCTCAACTAAACCAAACATTTTAGCAATAGTTGCCGGTGGAATTTTTGCGGCGACAGCTGCGGCTATTTGCTTTTCTAAACTCATGGCGGCTGCTTTCTAGGTGGGGGTTAGCTGCTGGCGTACCTTCAATAGTACGCCAGCAGCTTTTCTGGCCGTGTGGGTCAGAATGTCGGGGTGACGAGACCAGTACCACCAATTTTGGCGATGGCCTTAGGGTAACGTCCAGCGGTAAATGCTGAGAAACCAAACATGACGATACGTACGGCTACCTTGCCGTCGGGCTGTTCGAAACGTACGTAGGTCGGCTGTCCTGGGCTTTCCCATAGGTGCATTTCGTCGGCGGCCACAATGTAAATCTCGTCCTGGTTTGTGCCAGTTCCGAGGTTGGTAGCTACGTTTGCGTCGGTAATGATCGGCAGGCCGACCATTGAGTACTGGCCAGACTGTCCGTAGCCGAGGCCTGAGAAAGTACCGGCGGCGTTCATCGGGCCATTGGCGTTAGGTACGACCAACGGGCGGCCTGTGGTATCGGTAGCAGCCAAGAAGAAGCCGAGACGGCGAGGGTGCATAACGATATGGCTAGGGCCCTGGAAAACGTTACTCTGAATTTGTTGGATAGCGTCCAACAATTTCGGGTACAGTTCGCCAACGGTCGGGCTGGCGTCGGTATAGGTGACGCTAACGGTACCGCTAAGGTTGGTAAGTCCGATAGGCGTACCGCTTGAGCCGTCGCCGTTCAAAATGCCGTAGTCCAGTTTCGTATGGTAGGCCTTAACCAGGTCAGCTAGTACGACCTCTTCAATGTTTGCGCCTCGCAAAATGGCCTGCTTCGATACGTCCTGCATACCTGCGATGGTGTTCACGTTGACAGTTAGCAGCGTGTCGTCCATGTTGGTTTCCGTAGCTGTGTCGTTTTCGGCAGCCTGATAGTCGACGCCTGTACCTGTGGTAACTCGTGAGATATTCACGCTCATACCTTGCGCTGGCAAAGAATGGTTACGGGCAATGTCGGCGGTTGGGCGGCCGGCACGTGCCAACGGTGCGTATAGGTCTACGAGGTATTGCGGTACGACGAGGCCAGCAAAGTTAGAGCTAGATACGTCTCGGCGCTCAATAGAGACCTCACGGTTATAGCGTGCCATACGTTGCTGTGCTTCAGTATCCCAACCAAAAGAGGCGTTTAGGGCGTCGGTCAAAAAGTTGTGGTCTGAACGTGCCGAATATGTGGCCTCTTCGCTAGTGATACGGGCACCACCTACGCTACGGGTTTCGGTTGCGCCGTCAATTTTGGCGGCCAGCTCTGCGGCTTTAGCGTTACGGGTTTCAATTTCTGCGATTACGCTAATGCGCTCGTCTAGTTTGCGTGCTTCGCTGCTCAATGCCTCAACGTTAGCTAGTTCGGCTTCGGTCAAGTCACGGTCAGAGTCGGCGGCAGCGTTTAAAGTTGCTTCGATAAGTTCGGTTTTAGCCTGGCGCTTTTCGTTCAGGCCGTTTAAAAATGAATTGCTCATAGTGGGTTTTCTCCAATAGTAAAAACGTGGTTTATGGGTTTTTAGTTTTTGAGGGTGCCACTATGCGTGGGGTGCTCTATGTCCTGTATTTTAGGGTAGCAGGCGGCGCATAATATTTAGTGCATATTCGAGACGAGTACGCCGACCAATATCGTTAGGGTTAATAACCTCGGCTATGCCAAGCTCTGCATAGATAGCCCTAGTCGTCGTATCATTCTCTATCGCTGCGTCTATGCCGTACATGCCTATTAGGCGGCTCGCTGTCGCTTTTTTGTGAGCCAGCGTACTATTTCGGTCGTTTAAATAAATCGCCTCGTAATCCAGGCCGAGACTATCTATTAGCTTTTTAGTAGCTACTCGTGCCGTAATGTTTCTGCCCGAAACAATAAAAATAGGTTTATTAAGACTTTTAACGTACTCGATTACCGTAGGGCGTGGCGTACCGTCGTTAGCTACTAATGTGCCGTCTATGTCTACAATGACGCCGGCACGGTCTATGGCTCGTGCGCCTGGCTCGGCTATGTATAAGGCGGCTATATGTTTTTTGGCGTCTACCCTGGTGGCATGGCAGGCCTCTATTTCGCCTGTGCTGTCTTTTACGACGGCGTAACCGGCACAGCCTGAGTAGTTGGTTTCTATGTGCCAGGGCATGCGTTTAGTCTACGTCTGGGGTAAGTATGCGTAGGTTTTCGGTACCTGAAGCAACTACAGCCCAAACTGTCTGTTTCGCTGGCACGATTAGCTCTAGCGGTACGGCATGTTTTTCGGTTAGTAAGCCGTTGGCGCTGGTCACGTCGCTGCCGCCGAGATAGACGGTACCGGCACCTATGACGTGTACGTAGCAGGTGCGCTGGAAATCGTCGGCGGCGATAGCTACGGCTGCCGTAGTGGTAACTACTTTATTTGCGCTAATCATTTTTTGAGGCTGTCTAGTAGCGCCTGGGCGGCTTCTAGGTTTGGGCGGCCCTGTTCTAGTTCACGTACGGCGCTGACTACAGCGTTTTCGCCGTAGGCACCAAATGTAACTAGCGATACCTCGGCTAGGTGGGCTTTAAGGCGTTCGACTACGCCAGTAGCGGTTTTACGATCTTTTAACGGTGCAAAACCTATAGAGAACTCGGTTAGCGCCTGGTCTCTGACGAGTTCTAGAATTTGGTCGCCTCGATCTGTTTTGCTTACTTTGAACTCGCCGTATAGACCTGCTGGGGTTTCTTCTAGTTTGGTGGCACGGCCAATAGGTAAGGCGTTACTGTCATGGCTTACCAGTAGTTTTACCCTGTGAGCTGCACGAGTCACGGCGGCAAATGCGCCAGGTCTAAATACCTCTGTTAGTTGGCTGTTAATGCGCTGCTCAAAATTGTACGGTACGACAATGCCACAGACAGTACGGCCGTCGTCGCCAGCCCGTACCTCTAGGTCTAGCTCATAATTTCTGTGCTCAATCATCGGCATATTCTCCTGCCATGTCTGGTAATTCTGTTTGGTTTACGGTTTCTGGTGCTTCGATCATTTCGGCTGCGTCTATTTCGTCCGTGTGTAACGGTTTATCTTCAATTTGGCGTACCTCGCCTACGGTTAAAAATCCTGCGTCTATGCCGATCTTGTGCGCTTGGTATCGGCTGAGTGTGTCGCCACGTAGCAGGCTATCTAAATTGAATTTGGCGTACTGGCCTCGTGGTAATAGATCGCTCATAGCTTGCTCAACACGTGTAAGCCAGGGCGTTAATGACCAGCGGATTAGCTGCATATTTTCGCTTTCAACGTTGCTATATGTGCGGCTCGTGTTTGGTGCGCCAAGATAGTAGGCAGGTATGCCCAATGCGTTAGATACCTCGGTAAGGCTGAACGTACGGGACTCAATGAGCTGCGCCTGTTGGGCGTTGTCTGTAATTGGCGTAAAATCGGTAGTAGCGTTTAATACGGCTGGTTCACGATTACGGCCGCCGTAATGCTGTAGCCACATACTTTTTAGTAGGTCGGCTTCCTGCTGTGTTAAATCTGGGTTGGCGCTTTTAATAATGCCCGTTGGCGCTGTACCGCCGGCGAAATATTTGGCGGCGTATTCGTTAATAGCTAAAGCGCTGCCGATGAGCTGCCGCTGAGTTTGTAGTAATCCTAGTCCGTAGTCGCTACCTGGGCGGCTGTGGGCTTTAATGTGCATTACCTCGCTGGCATTAAATACCATGTCGTCTATTTTGTAGACCAAACGGCCGTTATCACGGGTTACCGAAACACGGGTAGGCGCTACTGGGTAGATGATGTCGGGCCAGCCCGTACTATTTGGTGGCCCTAAAACGGCGACATAGTTACCATGCAAAATAAGGGTGCCGACCATAGCGCTATAAGTCTCTACGGCGGTTTCTGGGTATGCAGGTCGTAACAAAATGCTAGGGCACGGCTCGATACGCTCGCCGTTTTTGTAGGCATGAATAGGCAAGCTACCGATAGCGTCAGATATAAGGTTAATACCTCGCCAGACGGCAGATACGGTAAGCGTCGTATTTTCGTCTACGTATGTACCGGCGTCTACATAATCGCCAAAACGACCTACTCGGCCGTATGCGTCTACTGTGCCGCCGTTGATATTTGCCACACTTGGCACGGTTGCCCTGGTGAATAGTGAGCGCAACATTATTTACCTCTGCCCTCTAACATGACGCCTAGAGCTGTTAGTGATATGCCGGTTAGGCTTGCGCCTAAAACGGGGTTTACTATTGAGGCTGTCACAAGAATAAGACTAATACCTAGTACCTGCAATGCTGAACCAATCAAAATATAACGCTCCTCATAATAGGTTTAGCTCTTTTGTCTGTAGCACAATGATACGCCACACTTGCGGCTAATAATGGCGTTAAATCTACGGCAGGGTCATTTCTTGCCCATAGCCAGCTAGAGCCTATAGGTTTTTTGCGTACCGCCTGGGCGGCTCTATCTAGGTTTTCGTTTGGTCTAACTTTGATACGGCCCTCAATTAAGGCGTCATAAAATCTGTTAGCGGCATGGCAAATATCTTTTAAAGCGTATTTCTCTACCGTAATTTTGGCGGCTTCCAGTAATGGTGCGTATGCGCCAGCTGGGCCGTACATGTCAATAGCTACACGGCCGCCGTGTTTGTTAACTATCTCTGTAAGACGATCAACTACCCAGCCTGTACCTGGCCTGGTTTCTATGACCTCTAGCCTGCCGAGCTCGTCGGCTACAGCAATGCTGCTTATGGCTCGATCTAACGAAATGTCGAGACAGTAGGCAAGCTCGCCGGCTGGTTTCGTTTTTGGCTGTTGAGCTTTAGCCCATGCTGGCGCTGGTATTGCTAGTTCTGTAGCTTGCGTCCAAGTGTTTAGCCAGGCTCGCCTAAATTCGTTGTCGGTCATGGTACGCCTTGCGTGCCTAATGGTCTCTATGTCTACGGTTATCCCCAGGCTGGGTATGGCCTGTTGCCATGTGGTCTCGCTGTCTGGGTCGTCGTTTTCCAGGGCTGACCATTCAAAATATGCCATACCTGTATTAATTCCCTCGGCTACAGCTGCACGGCCTGCCGCAACTTTTCGCCGTAGGTAGGCGCTCTCATTAGTGCCGGCGGTTGACACTACGAAAAGCTGGGCGGCTTTACGGGTAGCCATAGCTGGCAACATGGCTTGCTCTCTTCGGTCGTCTGTGTCGCTAAATGCCTCGTCAATAGCGCCGACGTCAAGCGTGCGGCCGTGCCCTGCTGTCGCTGTAGTTGGCAGGGTTTCTAGCCGGCTTTCGTTTTTGAATACGACGGCTTCATTACCTGCGCCTCGATATATGCGTTTAGCGGCGTTGCCTATGGCGCTTTTTTCTATGATCGGTACCCAGTCGTCTAAGAGTTTTTTACGGGCGTCCCAGCCTGTTTGGCAGGTATAGGCCAACCGTTGCGGCGTTTTAGACAGTAACGCTCGATGTAAAAATAGGGCTAGTAGTAGGGTGCTTTTGCCAGCCTGTCTGGGCACGGTCACGATTACCTCACGGTAGTAAGGTATTTCGGCGTCGTTAACTATGCGGTATTCTGTTGCTACGTCGGCTACTAGTTGCTGCCAGGGCATTAATGGGCTGCCTAAAATTTCGGCTATTTTGGCTACTTGCTTGCCGTGATTTTTGCGCCCTGGCGTTTTACTGGTGCTAATTCTCGGCGTGCAGCTGGTCAATGAGTAGGGTAAATGCGTCGTCTGCATATGTGCTAATTCCTCTGAGCGTTTGCTCAGCTGCTCTGTATTCTCGCCATAGTGCGGCGTTGTCTGGTTTGTCGTCTACTTGGCCGGCTAGGGCTCGTGCTGCCATTACTACCGCCTCGTCTATGCGCTCAATACGGCCAGCGTGCCGTAATTGGTCTATGACTAATTCGAGCGCTTCTAAGTTGGTTTCTGGTCGTTTCGGTTTAATTATTGCTGGTTTTCGTGCGTTCTGTTTTTTAACTGGCTGTTTTTTAGCGGCCATAACTTACCTGCCTATCTGTCTTAGTATAAGAATAGACAAATGAGACGGGGTACCATAAATTTTTTCCTGGGAAAAAACGGGCCGTTAAATTGGTTAATCGTTTCACCATTGCCTCGACGATGGGGCCGATAAGCCAGAATTAGGTATAGTTGCCCGTTTGCCGGCGAGCATTGCCCTAGTTTTATGGCCTAATTTGATATTACAGCTAGAGCATGCGGCACGTAAATTTAATGGCTCGTACCACTCACCACCTAACGCCAGCGGCTGAATATGATCTACGGTAGTTGCTAGGCGTGTGCAGCCTTGCTGTCTTACTTGGCATTGGTACTGGTCTCTCTCTAGCACCTGTCGGCGTATGCGTCGCCAGGGGCCGCCGTAGACCTGGTTTTTAGGTTTGTATGGTTTAGGCATAAGATTAGAATAGATCAGGCTTTAAGACGCGATGAGCTAACACTACGCCACTCTTGCCGCATTGCTGGCATGGGTAGGCTTCATCGTGTGGGTATAGTCCTGTTTCTACCCATCGTACGCGCCAGCCTGTGCCTTGACATGTTGGGCATATGATCGTGCTACCAGTTGCTATGCCGGCGTCATCTGGTATGAGTCGGGCCTCTATGTCTCTGAGCATGCGGCGCATGTCGAGCAGGCTTGGCGGTGTCTTTAAATCTTCTAGTTTGCGGCTGATTATTTTGAGTACGCCTACTGGGTGCAGGCTTAGTAGGGCTATCCAATCTTGCTCGATGG